AAAACAACTAAACACCGGCAAAACACTATCAGAAGCATTCGCAGCTTTTGAGGCCAGCACTAAAAGCTCAGGAAAGGCCATTACAGACGATTCCATCTTGATAGATGAGCATTCGTATCAGTTAGGTGCAAAACGCTCAGATTCGGCTAATATTGGCGATCTGGCATCTCTGCAAACTTCTCGCACGAATAACGATGCAGCAGGAGTTTCTGATTTATATGATGGGGTTGTCGGAAAAGTTGCAAACGAGCAGCCTTCTGCTGTTGATGACAGATCCTACGCTATAGCAAAACCCCATTCTGATAGTTTATCTCTGGGCGATTTATTCGCTTATTTTGCTGGGCGCGGATTCGCTGATTCTGCAGGTGCTGTTGATGATACTACCTTTTCATCTAGCAAGGTAGAGAGCGAGCAAGTAGGCGGTACTGATACACAATTTAACTCAGTTGGAAGAATATTAACAAACGGCGTATTGCTTGGGGATTTAATATCTAACTTTGCTTACGCAAAGGCATTAGCTGATTCTGCGCAGGCTACCGATGACATTAACGGCGCTGCTGCTGACGATGATCAGAACATGGCATTCGTAAAGGTCACAAGCGATTCAAGCACTATTGCCGACAATCAGTTAAAATCGTTACAACCGGCCAAATCTGACTCTGCTGCAGTGGCTGATGCCGGGCAAGGAAGTTTGCAGGATTATTGCGACTTCACCTACTTTGCCGAAGATTATGTCGGCTTTTCATTTACTTTTTAAGGGGCTATCCCATGATTAAAGAATCAATCAAATTACGAGGCGATCTTGATGTCGTAGTCTACGGCGCAGATGGTCAAATCAAAGAAAAGCGAGAGCTGCGCAACTTAATTGTAGCGTCAGGCTTGAACTATATCTGCTCACGCATGAAAGACGCAACACTAGACCCAATCAGCCATATGGGTCTGGGGTCTGGAACTATTGTTGCTGAGGGCGGTGACACCGATCTAGGTGCTTTGGTCGGTGCTCGCGAACTATTAGACTCGACCACAGTGTCAGCAAATACCATTACCTATGTCGCATCTTTTGAGGCTGGTGATGCTACTGGCGCTCTAACCGAGGCGGGTTTGTTCAATGCTGATACTGCTGGAACTATGCTCTGCCGCACTGTCTTCCCAGTTGTGAATAAGCAGGCATCTGATACCATGAGCATTACTTGGACTATCACCCTCTCTGCCAGCTAAGGTAATTTAAATGTCTGATATAACCCTGCGACTTGACAAAGGCACTCCACTCACCAACCAAGAGGTGGACGATAACTTTGACAACCTCAATGCCGACAAATATGAATCGGGCGACTCGCCTTTATTTGTTGATATTGATGCCGATACCATTCAGCTATTGGGTGGGACGGGTACGCAGGGCACTCTATCTTGGAATGCCGATGAGGAGACAGTCGATCTAATACAGAACGGCGCTACTTTACAGCTAGGCCAAGAGGTTCAGATACATTGCCGAAATGCTACGGGATCGACAATTTCTAATGGTGTTGCGGTTTACGCCACTGGGACTATTGGCAACTCAGGCCGCATCACAGTAGCGCCAATGATTGCTGATGGGACAATTCCTGCTAAATACGTTTTAGGTATTACAACAGAAGAAATCCTTAATGGTGAAGATGGCAAGGTCACAACCTTTGGCAAGGTTCGTGATTTAGACACTACCGCTTACAGCGATGGCGATGTTCTCTACGTTAGCCCGGACACTGCTGGAGCTTTAACGGCTACAGAACCAACTGCTCCAGATATTAGCCTGCCGGTTGCGTTTGTTATTCACGCTCATGCAAATGGCTCGCTCTTTACGCGCGTAACGCCGTTTGATGAGAATGCCTACGCTACAGCCGCTCAGGGTGCTTTAGCTGATTCCGCTTTGCAGTCTGTACCTGCTGAATATCTAACAGAAACCGAAGGCGATGCGCGTTACCTGCTGGAATCAAACAACCTGTCAGACCTGACCGATGCTGCAACTGCACGCACCAACCTAGGATTAGGCACTGCTGCGACTACCAACTCCACAGCTTACGCCACAGCCGCTCAAGGCGCACTAGCCGACTCTGCCATACAGTCAGGCGATAACATCTCGCTGCTGACTAACAACTCTGGATACATCACTGGCAACCAGACTATCACCTTGTCGGGTGATGTCAGCGGCTCAGGCACAACTAGCATCGCAGTGACTATTGCCGATGATTCGCACAATCACACTATTGCTAATGTAGATGGCTTACAAACTGCACTCGATGGCAAGGTAGACGACTCGCAGGTATTAACTAACGTACCCGCTGGCGCTGTTTTTACTGACACAACTTACTCAGTAGGAAACGGTGGGCTGACCGAGATTAACTTTACCAGCGCGCTTAACAGTAAGTTAGCAGGTATTGAGGCTGGGGCTAACAACTACACGTTGCCTTTCACTGATAACTCAACCAACTGGAACACTGCATACGGGTGGGGTAATCACGCAACCGCCGGATATCTTGCGTCATCTAGCTACACTGCCTCTGACGTATTGACCAAGATTAAAACAGTAGACGGCTCAGGCTCTGGGCTAGACGCTGATCTGTTGGATGGTCAACAGGGTTCGTACTATACAGGCGCAAAGGGTGGCAACAACAACTACGTTGCAAGTAGTACAAGCACCGCCAATAGAGGAAATTTTGGGGCTGGAGTTTGGGCATATTCTGGATACAGTGGCGGCTCTAACAGGCCATTTGGCTATGATGCTACCCTTCAGGCTATGTATACAGATGAGGCAGGTTTTGAGTTATCCATAGACTGGATAAGCAGCAGCTCTACACCTTTGAAAATTAGAAGCCTTAGAGATTGCTGTCAAGGTTGGTCAGAGTACTCAACCGTTTGGACATCAAGCACAGACGGCTCAGGCTCTGGATTAGATGCTGACTTGTTGGATGGGCAGCATGGGTCTTATTACTACAGCCCAGCAAACGCTCCTGATCCGACTCTGACGCTTTCTGGCGATGCTACTGGATCTGCCACCTTTACCAACCTTGGAAATGCTACTTTGTCAGTTGCAGTCGCCAATGATTCGCACACTCATGATGGTAGATACTTTACAGAAACTGAATCAGATTCTCGTTATTGGAGAAAAAATGAAACAGGAAGTGGAGCAGATTTTGGGCCTTGGTATAGTACAAGCACTTATATATATGACTCCACAAATGGTACAAGATTTTTTTGGCTTCTAGTAGGAACGATTGCATCATCTGGTTGTAGAGGTACCATTGAATATGAGGCTAAAGATGATGACAATTATCCAAACTTTGTAAAAGGTACAATTGCTTATGGGGGATTTAATGGCGGCGCTTCATTTAGTGTACAACATGATCAACATACACAAGACCCATTTGGTGTTCAGGTTAGACTTGATACAAGTAGAAGAATTTGGATAAGAGTTCCAAACTGTGACTGGGGTCATTATTTTAGATACAGAGTTCATAATCAATCTGGTAATTTTACAACTAATACAAGTTGGTCTACGGGTTCAACAAGATATGACACTGTTTCAACTTCAGTGCCACCAAACTCAAGTAATGATATATTATCAGGACAAAATCTAAGAGCAACAAGTAGTAGTGTTACTGGCACTGTACCTTCTTATCAGAACTTTAATTACTTTGGTAGAGTCTATGCCAGACAAGATATGCAAGTTGCTGGGTCTACAGTATGGCATGCAGGCAATGACGGATCAGGCTCTGGATTAGATGCTGATTTGTTAGATGGCCAACACGCTTCTGCTTTCAAACCTGATTGGTATAGCACTTGGGCACCAGTATCAAAGTCTCAATCTGTTTGGTATCAAATGGCGTATGATGGCTGTATTCATGTGGCGGTAGATGTCACTGTTTATTATGATGTCGATATAGGAAATAACACATCTTCCTATACCCGCTTCCAATACAAGGCGAACGCCGGCAATGGTTCGCGCGCTAGTGCGGCCATTCCACTGGCCAAAGGCCAATGGTATCGTGTCACTCCAAACTACAGTAGTCCAGTAGGTAGCATTTACGAGCAGAGGTTGCGAGGATGAGTTTTGTAGTATTTAAAAACAACTTAAACGAAAACGATTGCGCGTATTGCGATGGTGCTGAAAAGTTAGCTGAGTTTGTGCAAGACTTGGCTGACTACATTGTTCTGGATGACGATGCCTATAATGCATACGGCCACGATGTTAGAATGATGGACGTTGACTATACAGCGCAGACCATTTCACTGAACGCTGATAGGATTTTAGCGGGTAACGCCGAGAGAATACGCGCACAACGCGATGATCTGCTTGCTGAGAGCGACTGGATGGCGATGCAGGATAGAACAATGTCGCAAGCGGAAAAAGATTACCGCCAAGCCTTGCGAGATGTAACAAACCAATCAACTTTTCCAGACTCTGTTATCTGGCCAACACTTTGAGGATTTAACCATGTCAGTATCATACGAACTACTTGAAGAATATACCGGCACACGCACAACCGAGATGCCTGACCCTGATAACGAAGGGCAAACCATTTCAAGCGAATCGCCTTGCCGAGACATTCAGGTTCGATTTACCTGCGCCGCCTCTGGCTGCACGCACGAGCGCTCAGTCAATGTCTGCTTTGATGACCAAGGCGCATACGACCATGAAGCTACACTGGTGCGAGTCGGCGAGGTAGCTATGGGTGTTGGCCACAAGATAGCCTGCGGCGTTATCACTGCGCCTGCTGAGTAATCCAAGCATGAAAGAACGATTATCACTCTGGCGCAACAGGTTCACCCAAGCATGGGCGGCCTGTTTAACTTGTATGGTGGGTGGCGACTTCTCGGTTGTTTCTGTTAAACACGCTGTTATTGCAGCGAAAACTGGCTCAATCGCCGCAACTATTGCGGTGCTGTGTACGTTTACAGCTTTGACAGCTAAGCTACACAAGAGCGAATACGGGCAGGCTTGGATACTAGGCATGGCTACAGCGTTTGCTGATATACTTATACACGGAACCCACTACGGCGCAGCTTATTACGAGGCTGCGGTAACAGGCGGCGCAGCGGCATTGCTCGCGCTGATACTGGCAAAAAGGACTTAACAATGCCCGCGACTGAAATACAACTCGCCCAGCTAGAAAGCAAGCTCAACGCTACTGCTAACGATGTAAGCGACATTAAGGGTGTAATGAGCAGCATAGACAAGTCACTGCAAAAGCTCACTATTCTTGAGGAAAGACACTCTCAGACACGCCAAAGTTCAGACCGCGCGCACGAAAGAATCGATGAAGTTGAAGACATACTAAAAGATGAGATCAAGGGGCACGAGAAGCGAATCCAAAGCCTAGAGATACACGATGCAAAAGGTCTATGGGTTGAGCGGGTTGTCTGGGTAGCAGTCGCTGGAATAATTGCAGCAATAATCAAGATGGGCATTTGAGATGAATTTACTATCACTGATTGACCCGATCTCTACGCTGCTGGACAAAGTGATACCAGACAAGGATCAGCGCGATAAACTAGCGCACGAAATAGCCACCCTATCAACCAAGCAGGCACACGAAATTGCTTTACAGCAAATTGAAGTCAACAAAGCGGAGGCTCGCGGCAACTTTTTCCAAAGTGGCTGGCGACCGGCTATTGGCTGGGTATGTGTCGCTGGCTTTTGCGTCAATTTTCTGCTCAGTCCTATATTCAGTGCTTTTGGTGTATCTATTCCACAGGCTGACACTGGCACAATGCTCCCTGTTCTTATGGGAATGTTGGGGCTAGGAACACTCCGCAGCTATGAGAAAACCAAAGGGGTAGCCAAGTGAGATTTTTTGAAATAGAGGAATTTGACTGCCATCACACTGGCCGCAATGAAATGCAGCCTGAGTTTCTATTGATGCTCGATGAGCTGCGCGCTCGATGCGGTTTCCCGTTTGTTATTACGTCAGGATATCGAGACATCACCCACCCCATTGAGGCGGCTAAGAAGCAAGGCGGTACGCACTCAGAGGGCATCGCTGCTGACATTAAAGTCAACAACGGCCACCAAGCCTATCTGATCCAAAAACACGCTTATGAGCTTGGCTTTGGTGGTATCGCATACGGCAATGGGTTCGTCCATGTGGATAACCGGGACGGCATCGAGGTCACTTGGCGTTACTAGGCAAAAAATAATGCGCATTAACGTACGTTTTATGGCGCATTTTTAATCGCTTTAATGCAGTCCGCATAATACTCTTTGACCGAATCGAAGTGTACAGCAATCAGGTAAAGCGGCAGAGCGATAGGAGAGGCGACCAAAGCCGCCACCCCTACTACCCTGATTAGCCACGGGTATCTATCAAACATAATCGCCCCCATCAAAACGGAATGTCGGAGTCATCAAAGCCATTAGACTGCTCTGGTTGGCTTTCGGTTTTAGTCTTAGGCGGCAGGTCTATCTTGTCTGCCAGCACCTTTAGGCGGCTGTATTTCTTGCCTTCATGCTCCCACTCGTCCAAAGAAAGCTCACCACTAAACATAATGAATTGGCCTTTGCGAAGGTACTGAACCAGACCGCCCTCTGCGCGTTTGCCGAATAAGCTGACTTCGACAAAGTTAGCTTTCTTTGACTCCCCAAAACCTGAATCGACTGCGACTGTCATACGGCAAACCGCAGTACCTTTAGCAGTGTTTCCAGTCTCAGCGTCTTTGCAGATAAACCCACTGCCGTGAAATGTATTAGTTCCCATCTTTATCACCTTTAGTTGATGCCAACCGCTCGACTTCCTTGTCGATTAACTTGGCTGCTTTAGTCACTTCCTGTTGTAATTTCTCAATGTATTCTTCATCACGCTCGACTCGAACAATAAGCGGCTCAATCTTTGGGTGGTAACTCATAAAGTCCCACCACTCTCGACCGCTAATCCAGAGCGCCATTTGTATCTGAGGCAAGTATTTAGTCGGAGCCTTGCCCTTTCTTAAATACTCGACATGAGTGTGCGGCGCAGGGCATTTGATCTCTATTCCACCCGCGTCAGAAACGAATCCGTCAGGGGAAAACCCGGCGGGTAAGTCGGGGTGCAGGCAAAATCCAGCCAAATCCACAGTGCAATCAGATACAAGCTCATAAAGAGCACGAGCAGACGGCTCAAGTTCATTACCCCTCTCCATGTGTGCGTTGGTGTAAGTCTCTGGCACTTCGCCAGATAACCGTTGTGCTATCAGCTCATTGATGTACTTTTCAGACTGAGCAGACGGCTTGCCTGTTGGGGTGATAAGGCTATCTACTCGGCTGGCCGAGATTTTACCAAGGCGCGACCGTAGCCACGCCTCAGAACCCTGCTCATCATTTAAAATAATCACAGGCGTTTCTCCAATACGCTGATTAAGTGCTTGGCATTGTCTGCGGTCAAATCCTCAATGCGCTGCACCTTGTATGCCTGCAAAACCTTTGCCTTGTCAGTGCCAGTCTTTTCAATCAAAGCGGCAACTTCAATCACGGTTTCCTCCGATAGCGGCTCTGGCTTATCGCCACGCAGCATTGCAGATTCCGCGTCATCGTCTGCCGTAGGTATTCCAGCCATTGCCTGCAAAGCGTACCGGCGAGCGTACGTTATTGCCGAGCCAGCAGCTTGCGGGTCTTTTTTGACCAGCGGCAAGATGTACTCATGCTCAAGCCATTCGCCGCTGCTGTGCATCAGTCTAGTAAGTACACCAACGCCATGCTCGCTTGATACCGGGAATTGCGTATAGCTTAGGCCGTTGTCAGCAAAGGGCTGCTTAATTGCTTTAATTACAGATGTAAGGTCGGCGTATTTAGACTTGAAGAATGGGTTGGCGCTATCCTTAACTGCCCCGCCCATCTCGCTCTGCGCCTTGCACAGTGCTGCTGCTAATGATTCTATTTTAGTGCTGCTGTTCATAACTCTTCCTCTGGTTTATCTATGCTGTAAGCGTACTCGTCACCATACCCTCTGTAGTAATCCTCATCGCGACCAACCGAAGGCGGTAAGCCCTCGGCACAGTCCATCACGCCTTCGTAATATGAGAAGTTCATTAGTTTGCCTCCTCCCACCTTGCTATTTCTTCACACTTTTGCTGAACAGCTTTTATTAGCTGCATTGCTTCATGCGCTACTCGGTCGCACTCTCGTACAGTCAATTCGTTAGGGTTTTTGTATGGAGTGTCGAGCAGCTCTTTTAACGCGGCTACTACGTTTGCATCTAGCATAATCTCGTAGTCGCTTTCGTCATGTGCTGTACTGATCAGCTCATCTCTGCGGTCAATGATGCGCTCCTCTCGATAAGGGCGATCAAGCTCCCACTCAGCTTGTGATTTTTCTAAGCTGTCGAGGTGGTCGCGTATGTCGTTTGATACTCTGCAAATAGTCATTATTTAGCCTCCACAGTGACAGTCCAGATGCCAGCCTTGCGGATAGCACTTATTGGCTTTGAGTTTGATGGGAGTTGCGCGATTGCTGCGCTTAGGGTTGTTGCGGTTGCTGCTTTTTTCATCTTATTGCCCTCCGGGCTGCTGTTGGTATGCGTATTATTGAACAGCTATTTACAAAAGTAAACTATTTATTTAACTTTTTTTCTGTTGCATACTATAGGCACACCAACTAAGGAGATAGCCATGCAAGAGCAGGATTTTTTGCCACAACTAAAGAGCTGGGTTCGCCGGGACTTCCCCACTATGCGGCAAGCCCAGGAGTTCTTTGAACTACACCACTCTAACTATTTGAGCGATATGTTTGCAGGCCGCCGCAAGGTCAGCAATAAAATACTGGAGCACTACGGCTATAAGTTAGTCGTCTCGCGGGAGTATATCGAGCGATGAGCCAAGAGTGGGTTATCAATAGCGACCAAACGCTGGCAGCATTCAAGAAATTTCTTGATGATGAGTATTCGAAGCACCGGCATCTAACGATAACTTGGAAGACCGGCAAGCAGCGCACTGGCAGGCAAAACAACGCCCTGCAAAAGTATTGCGAGCTGTTGGCTAATGCGTTTAACGATGCTGGAATGGATATGCGCGCAGTGCTCCGAGAAGATGTGGACATTCCTTGGGGCAAGGACACAGTGCGAGAGCATATATGGCGGCCAATCATGCTGGCGAAAACGCAAAAAGAATCCACCACCCAGCTAACTAGGGAGGAGGTCACGCAGATATACGACACTATCAACCGGCACACCGCCAGCAAGTTTGGAATCTCTGTTTTGTTCCCATCTGAAAATAATTAACTTTTTTTTGTTAAAAGGTGTTTACATTACGCAATATATTGTGTTTTAATACAAATACACCAACAAAGCAGGCCAGAGGCCAAAGGAGAGCAACATGACAAAGCAAGAGAAAATTCAAACTATGCTAGAGAGCTTAGAAGATACCATCATGCAGAAAATGGCTGACGCTTCTGGAGTGCAAAAGTTTCAGATGGTAAATATGGTTAAGAGATGCGACGAGCTAAAGAAGTTTTACTGCCAGCTACGAAGCGACTTAATAAAATCTATGGCAGCGGATTTGGCATAAAAACCCACTAAGAGGATATAAAAAATGAGAACTAGGGAATTTAGCCAGACGGAAGAAATAGTAAACGCGCTTGAGGCTGGAGAAGGCATAACAGCCATTGACGCACTAGAGCGATGGGGTTGCTTTAGGTTGGCCGCTCGCATCGGTGAGCTGCGACAAGAGGGCTACAACATTATCACCAAAACCATTAAACGCAACGGCAAGCAATACGCCGAGTACAGGTTGATCTAATGCATTACTACTCATTCCATATTGGCGACTACAGGTCATCGACTGCGCACCTAAGTAATGCAGAAGACCTTGCTTACCGCCGCCTGATAGATATGTACTACGACACCGAGCAGCCTATCCCACTGGATACCCAACGGGTTGCCAGAAGGTTGCGAGTCGCTATCGAAGTGGTTAGCGCGGTATTAGATGATTTCTTCACCCTTGCAGATGATGGCTGGCATCACGAGCGGTGCGATGAGGAGATTCAAAAATACCACGTTTTAGCTGACAGAAACCGCAAAAATGGCAAGCTCGGAGGTAGGCCAAAAAAACCCAGCGGGTTACCAGTTGGAACCCAGCCGGAACCCAGTCGAAACCCACTGGAAAGGCAACCAATAACCAATAACCATAAACCAATAACCAAAGAAAACACTAAGGCGCTTGCGCGCCCTGAGAGTGTATCTGAACAAGTTTGGTCTGATTATTTAGCCCATCGCAAGCGATTGAAGGCAAACCTCACAGAAACCGCTCTAACGGCGATTAGCAAGCAGGCGGTACTAGCGGGTTGGTCACTAGAAGAAACGCTCTCAGAATGCATTTTACGCGGTTGGAGAGGGTTTAAAGCAGACTGGGTGAAAGGAGATAAGCATGGACATCAAAGAAATGGTGAAAAACCACGCTCGCCAGCAGACAGATTCCGTCAAAGACTTGCCGAGCAAGAAGGTGATGGAAAGGCTTTGGCTGGTGATGCTGGAAATTTACGGCCACAGATGGGAGAGCAGTTTCGGGTCGGAGCCAACGGAGAGCTGGGCGAGATCATTGAAGGGGATTACACCGCAGCAAATAGCAAAGGGTCTTGATGAACTGCACGAGTCTGGTGAAAGCTGGCCACCCAGTGCGATTGAGTTTGCCAAGATGTGCAGGACAGAAAAGCAGTTGGCAATTCACAAGCCGTTTCAGTTTGCCGCGCTGGAATCGGACGAAATGAAGGCAAAGAAAAAGCAGGCCGCAAAGACTGGGCTAAACAAACTAAAGAGAATAGTAGGTGATTTATGAATACATGGCAGACTTTATTTATTTGGGCAAGTTTGGTTTTTTTCATCATTGCTCACAGTATGTCAATCTGTGACACAGAGGCTTGCATGGCGGGATTGCAGTGAGCGCGTATTACAACGAGTTTGACCCTTTTGCGGCAGCCTGGCTTAGAGAGTTAATCAAAGACGGCTTGATAGCCGATGGAGAAGTAGATGAACGAACAATTACTGAAGTACAACCAGACGATCTTAAAGGCTTTACTCAGTGCCACTTCTTCGCAGGAATCGGGGGGTGGAGCGCGGCAGCTAGAATTGCTGGGTGGGGAGACGACCGCCCAATGTGGACAGGCAGCCCGCCATGCCAACCATTCAGCACAGCTGGTAAACAGAAAGGACAAGACGATGAGAGACACTTGTGGCCAGTATTCTTCAATCTCATTCGCCAGTGCCGCCCTTCAGTCGTCTTTGGAGAGCAGGTTGCAGCAGCGATTAGAACAGGCTGGTTCGATGATTTACAAGATGACATGGAGAAAGAAGGTTACGCCACGGCAATGGTCGTATTGCCAGCGGGTAGTCTCGGTGCCCCGCACAAAAGAGATCGACTCTGGACAATTGCAGAGCGCATGGCCGACTCCACAGCACAGCGACAATGTAATAAAGAGGACATCAAAAAAATGGAAAGCAAAAGGGTCAATAAATATGTCCCTATCGAACCCAGAGCTAGCGCCAGTGATGCTGACTTGCTGGCCGACACCAACAGCGCACAATGCGAAAGAGAACGGCTATCCGGCAGAGCTGACAAGAAACACACTTCCTCTGGGGGCTGTTCGTCACTTAATAGGAGCATGGCCGACACCCATGTCAGCAGACGACCCAGACAGGGGGTGCTTCGACAACCCATCTATTCAGCGCAGAATGGAAATAGGAAAGTCAATAGAACTTTCGATGTTGGCTCACTCAGTAACTTCTGGGGAAAAAGCAAATACATACATTGCCGAGACGGGAAAGTCCGTCAAGTACCAACTGAACCCTCGCTTTTCCCTTTGGCTTATGGGATATCCAATCGAGTGGGCTTACTGCGGGGAGCGGGTAACGCTATCGTCCCGCAAGTCGCGGCAGAAGTAATAAAAGCATTTATGGAGGGCGAATGATGAAAGCTGGAGCACCAAAGGGAGAAGGTAACGGAAACTACAAAAAGCATATTTTGTACAACGGAAAACTGCACAGCTTGAGCGAGCTTGTAGTAGGGACTGATATAAATCCTGGCACTCTACGATCTAGGTTATACCGGACAGCCGAGCGCAAATATA